AATAAATCCCTATGTTAAAGTAGGTCCTATCAATCAAAGCTCTGGTTATGGATGGGGTACATCTTCGTGGGGAGGAGCAAGTGGCGTTGTTAGCACCCTCAACGGTGCACTACAAGACGATAATAATGGAACTGGAGGCTCAGGAACCTCTATTACACTATCTGGAGTTACAGGATTTCCGACATCAGGCACTATCAAAGTTGATGCTGAATTTATTTCATACACAGGAATTTCTGGAAATGATTTAACAGGCATAACAAGAAACGTAGCAGGCACTAGAGCTGCTCATGCTGATGGATCCTCCGTAGAATTTTTTACAGCTTGGGGCGATGCATCTATAACTAGTTCTGTTGTATTAGATCCTGCTTCTTGGTCTTTAGACAATTTTGGTGAACAGTTAATAGCTACTATTAAAAATGGTAAGACCTTTTCATGGAATCCAATTAATTCGAATCCTAATGCTTTAACAACAAGGGCTGCAGTGGTTTCAGGTGCTCCAACTGCATCTGTTCTTACTTTAGTGTCTGATAGAGACAGACATTTATTTCATATGGGAACAGAAACCACTATTGGTTCTTCAGGGACACAAGATAAAATGTTTATAAGATTTTCTGATCAAGAAGATATAACAGATTACACACCCACCTCTGTAAATACTGCGGGTACTTTTAGGTTAGATTCTGGCACAAAAATAGTTGGAGCTGTTAAAGGTAAGGACTACACTCTTGTATTAACGGACAACTCTGCATACGTAATTCAATTTGTTGGACCACCTTTTACTTTTTCAATTAGGCAGGTAGGTTCTAACTGTGGTCCTATTGGGCAACACTCTATTAAATATGTCAATGGTGTAGTTTATTGGATGGGTGAGTCAGGTGGATTTTTTGTTTATGATGGAACAGTAAAAAGATTACCATGTCAAGTAGAAGATTTTGTTTTTACAACAAAAAATGGAAATAATTTAGGTATTAACTTTCAAGCTGGTGAACAAGTTTTTGTAGGTCTTAATCATTTATACGAAGAAATAACTTGGTTTTATCCGAAAAGTGGATCTGATGTTGTTGATAGAAATGTTACCTATAATTATCAAAGTAACACTTGGGTAACAGGATCTTTAGCAAGAACAACTTGGGTAGATGCAACTTTATATGCTGTGCCTTACGCAACAGAATTTAACGCTACTGGCCTACCAACTTTTCCAACAGTGCAAGGAGTTACAAATATTAATGGGTCGACAATTTACTATGCTCATGAAACTGGATTCAACCAAGTAGATTCAGCAGGAAATAAAACAGCAATACCAGCTTTTATAGAATCAGGCGACTTTAGTTTAAATCCTGATGGCTCAAATGGTGAATTTTTTATGAGCATGAGAAGATTTGTTCCTGATTTTAAAACTATAGAAGGTGATGCGCAGGTGACTATTTTGTTAAGAGACTTTCCAAGTGATACTGAAGCATCGTCTCCACTTGGCCCATTCACAGTTACCAAAACAACTCAAAAAGTTGATACTAGAGCTAGAGGTAGATTTGCTAGTTTAAAGATTGCAAATACATCAACAGATCAAAACTGGAGATTTGGAACTTTCAGAGCTGACGTACAATTAGATGGAATGAGGGGATAATGGATCCAATAGAGTTACAAATTCAACAAAGAATAAACGAAATACAAAATACACCTGGTTTTACTAATTATCAAAATGAGGGTATTGCCCCTTTATCATTACCAAATTTAGACACAAATTTTATATCACAAGAAAACAATTCAAGCATAGATCAAAATTTTATGCCTGAAGGAAACAATACGAATATAGATTTATTTAAAAAAGCAGCGATGAATGCCGCAAGAAATAAATTAATTAGTACCATAGCACAAAAGGTGGGTATAGAGTCCTTGCCATCTATTGCAACACCATTACTCGGTAATTTTGCTGCAGCAGCTTTACCAGTTTTAGGTATAGGCGCTTTAACAAATATTTTTGGTAGAGATAATGTAAACAAAAGAATATTAAGAGAGGCTGCTAAGGATCAGCAAGGAGGTATTAGAATTCTTCCCGTAAATATTACAAACATGCAACCCTCAGCTAGAGATATAGCTATGGGTGGTGGCGATAGAGGTGGAGGTGGAGGTTCTTCATCGTCTTCTTCAACGTCTGGTTCTAAATCTTCAGGAGGATACGGTGGAGGACAAGAACGAGGAAGAGGAGATGATTTTTAATGGCTAGAGTAGATATCGTAATTCCTGAGCCAACACCTCTTTATACTGAAGAAAACCAAAGACAGGTAACTCAGTCTTTACGAACGATGCAAGATAAGCTAAACACTTCGTATCAACAAGAATTAAAAAATGAACAAGATACTTTTACTTTCTTTTTATCATGACAATTAGATATAAAAACCAAGGTTTAAATTTAACAACAACAGGGACTACCAGTGTTTTCACAGCCCCTTCTGATGCAACTATATTAGTTAAACAAATACAAATTAATAATGGTTCAGCAGGTGCTGTCAATTTGAGTGTTCAAATTACGGATGCTTCAGCTTCTGTTACTTTTAGAATATTTAATGAATCCTTATCTGCTTCAGTTACAAAGGATATAATAAACCATACTTTAGTTTTAGAGGCTAGTGATATAATTAAAATGACCGCTGGTACTGCCAATGAAATACAAGGTATAATATCTTATGCTCAAATAGATAGATCACAGGAAAATGGCTAAACGAACATTTAAGTTTTTTACTCCAAGATCGAAACCAAAAAAGAGGATAAGACAACACAAAAAAAATCTTTCTAAATCAGAAAAAAGAAGTTATAAGAAGTACAACAGACAAGGAAGACCACAATGAATGATATACCTAAAATACCCGCAGAGGCTAAAGAAATTATAAAACACAAAAGAACAGGAAAGGTTTATGATACTAAAGCTGATTTCGATGCTGATGTTGCTGATCCGAATACTGATACTACTGAAAATGATTTTAGACAAGACTTAGAAATTAGAGTTACAAGAGCTGGTGCAATGGGTGCTTTTACCAAAAAATAATTATGGCAGAGCCTATAAGAGCCAAAACTTTAAAAAATCAATACGGTAACCCTAATTTAAAATTTCATAGCGTTTGTGTAGATAATTTTTTTAATAATCCAGATTTAATTAGAGAGTTTGCTTTAAATCAAAAATATTTTCCTACAGACGGTAGATATCCTGGTGTGAGAACGACAAATTTGTGGCAAATCAACAAAAAATTAAGTGATTATTTTTTTGCAAAGATTTTTTCAGTTTATTTTCCTGTAAAAGGTTTTCAAGTTAAGTATGAAAACGCTGAAGCTTCATTTCAAAAGATTAAATCATTTTCAAATACAGCAGATAGTTGTAAAAATACAGGTTGGATTCATATAGATGATAGTGCTTTGGGAGGTTTAGTTTATCTCACACCTAATTTTAATAAAAATGGTGGTACATCTTTATTTAATTTAAAAAAACAATTTTCAAATTATAATGATATGAAACCAAATGTTGAAAAAAATAAACTTTTTTTAGGTAAAAAAATATCGGATGAAGAATATAAAAATGCTTTAGAAAAAAATAATTTAAAATTTGAAGAAAAGACTGAATATAAAAATATTTACAATAGATTAATTGTATATGACGGACATGAGTATCATGGTGCTAAAAGTTTTTATAACGATTCAAATGATGAAAGATTAACGCTTGTATTTTTTATAGATGGCATAACTATTGAAATGTCACCTTACGAGGTTTTTAAAGGAAAAATAGATAAAGGTATTGAAAACGAAATCAAGAAACAATAAAACAATGAAACCTAGAGGCGCAACTGAACTTCAACATGAATTACTAGAAAAGCATGTATCTAAAGATTTATTGGATCAATTTCAAATCTGCACATCAATTCCTGGTAAAGTACCAATAGATCCAAATAAAATTAATATTCTTTGGCAAAAGAATTCTTGGGATCAACCAAATTTACAATGGTTTTTTAGAGACAAAACAAAACATAACGATTACGATTGGTATTTTT